AACCGGCTGCTGACAGACAAGGCCAAGCAGTTGATCGTCATGCACCAGTGGCACGCCGACGACGTGCTGGCGCGCATCCTGAAGGCCCAGCCCGGCCTGTGGCGCGTGGTGAACTTCGAGGCCATTGCCAGCGCCGATGAACCGCACCGCAAGGCAGGCGAGGCGCTGTGGCCGGCGCGCTTTGGCATGGAGTTCCTTGAGCAACAGCGCAAGTTGAACCCCGCTGACTTCCAAGCCAAGTACCAGGGCAACCCGGTGGCCGAGGGTGGAGGCATGTTCAAGCGCATCCACTTCCGTTACGCCGAGAAGAACGGCAGCCCAGACCTGTTCAAGCTGGGCGACCACGGCTGGCGCAACGTGCAGTCGGCCCGCCGGTACATCACCGTGGACCCGGCCTTCAGTACCAAGGACTCCGGCGACTACACGGTAATCATGGCTTGGGCGATGTGGGGCGACTTGCTGCTGCTGCTGGATGTCATGCGCGGGCGATTCGAGGGCGGCGATATCCCAAGCCAGATTGCCGTCATGCTGAACCGTCACCGGGCAACCGAGGCCTGGGTCGAGAAGATCGGGGCGCAGACCATGCTGATCCAAGAAGCCGCCCGCAAAGGCCTGCCGGTGCGCGCGCTTCGGCCCGACAAGGACAAGGCTACCCGTGCGGCACCGATGGCCGCTGCGATGGCAAACGAGAAGGTCTGGTTCGCGCCCGGGCAATGGCACGCGGACCTCGAGAACGAGCTGCTGGCCTTCCCAGCGGGCGCGCACGACGACCAGGTTGACGCCTTTGCCTACGGCGAGCGCGTGCGCCATGAGATCGAGGGCTGGTCGGTGACGCGCACGGCGTTGTATTAGCGGGACTGCGGATTTTTGCTGCGCCGGTTAATTCTCCTTGGCAAAGGTCAAGGGAAAAACTTACGATGCACCCGGCGCCGAAGACGCCGACTCAGCGAACAACTGAGGCGGGTCTTCGGCCCGCTTTCATATACCGAGTCGGCGTCAGCGCCATAAAGGGCGCGGCGCGTGATCTTCGACCCCAACCAGGACACCGTAGCCCGGCCCAACGAGCTGATCGTGTGCGCGTGGCGCGACTGGTCGCTGGTTGCCGACCTTGACGCCGGCGCCGACCGCATGAAGTGGCGCGGCGAGGTCTGGCTGCCCAAAGAGCACAAAGAGGAGCCGGGCCAGTACCGCGCCCGCCTGCATCGCAGCGACCTGTACCCCGGCGTGAAGGACGCGCTGGACAACGCCGTCGCCGAGCCTTTCTCCAAGCCTGTGCAGGTCGAGGAACTTCCCACCGAACTTGAGCCGCTGGAAGTCAACGCCGACGGTGACGGCAACGACCTGACCCAGTGCGCCAAGAACCTGATGCGCAGCGCCTGCAAGTACGGGCGCGCGCACATGCTGGTTGACTACACCACAACCAACCCCGACGGCTCAGGCGTGACCAAGGCGCAGGAAGCGGCGCAGAACCCGCGCGCGTTCTTTCGCCTGATCGAGGCCCCGCAACTGCTGGGCTGGAAGACGGCGCCCGGCCCCAACGGCGAGCCCATCTTCACCGAAGTGCGCATCCACGAAATCCGCACCGTGCAGGACGGCAACTTCGGCGAGAAGAAAGCCGAGTTTGTGCGCGTGGTGCGCCGCGACAGTTACGAACTCTGGCGCAACCAGGCGTACAACCCGCCACGCGCCGGCAACGGCCTGGGCATCGCCAACGAGGCCCGCTATTACGACCATGCCGAGAACCGCCCGCAGGATTGGGTCAAGGTTGACGATGGCAAGTTCGGCCCGCCGGGCGGCTTTGACTCCGTGCCGCTGGTGACGGTCTACACCGGCTATCGCGGGTTCATGCACGCCGAGCCAGCCTTCAAGGCGCTGGCTGAAACGAACCTCACGCACTGGCAGTCCAGCAGCGACCAGCGCAACATTGTGCACTTCGCCCGCGTGCCTGTCATGTTCGCAGCCGGGTTCAACGCCGACGAACTGAAGTCAATGGTGATTGCTGCGGGCGCGGCCATTGCCAGCGGCAACCCTCAAGCCCGCCTGCAGATCATCGAGCACAGCGGCAGCGCCGTGCAGGTCGGGCAGGACGACCTGAACAACCTTGAGCGCCGGATGGAACAGCTTGGCGTGCGCCCGCACGTTGAGCGCACCAGTGGCGCCAGCGCAACGGGTGTGTTCCTCGCCAGCCAGGGCGCGTCCACGGACATCCAGGCTTGGGCGCAGGCGGTGGATACCGCCCTTGAGCAGGCCTTTGCATGGGCCGCGCGCTGGCACAACATCGAGTTGCCCGAGGCCTTTGACGTCCAGATTTTCAAGGACTACGCAACCAAGCTCGCCGGTGCGCAGGACATCACCGCCCTGCAGGCCGACGTCGAGAAAGGCCGGATCACCGACGAAACCTACCTGCGCGAAGCCAAGCGCCGCGGCCTGTACGCCGACGACCTGGATGTTGAGGGCGAAGTTGCGGCCACCCAGGGCGCCAAGGACGAAGCCCGCGAGAAGGCGTTGGCGATTGCGCAGGGCAAGCAGACGAACAACGGCCAGGGTGCGGGCGGGATGCCCGACTCCAAGGCCGACGACAAGCAGGGCAACGAGGGCGGGATGCCCCCGCAGCGGGAAGCTGCGTAACGGAGACAGGTCATGGCACTCAAGGCAATGGTCAAATCGCTCGACAGCATCGACGCAGCCGCCAAGGCCCTCTATCGCAAAGAGGGCGAAGTGTACGTGCTGGACGTGGAAGCATCCGAAGGCTGGGCACTCGAAAACGTGACCGGCCTGAAGTCCACAGTCCAGAAGCTGCGCGAGGAATCGGGCGAGAAGGACAAGCGCCTTGAGGCCTTCAAGGAACTCGACCCCGACAAGGCGCGGGATGCGCTCAAGAAGCTCGGGGAAATGAAGAACTGGACGCCCGACGACAAGCTGCGCGAGCAGATTGAGGCCCGCACAAAGGAAGTCGCCGCGGCGAAGGACGCCGAGATCAAGGCCCTGTCAGACAGGCTCGCAGGCATCACGCGCGGATACGAGGCCGTGACGGTCGAGCGCGCGCTGATCGACGCGGCAGCCAAGGCAAAGTTCATCGCTCCAAGCATCGCGCCGAAGCTGTTCCGCGAGCACGTGAAGCTGGTCGAGCAGAACGGGAATCTGGTGCCCGCCGTGGTCGGAAACGACGGCAAGCCCCGGACGGCCGTGAACAATGACGGGTCAATCCGCCAGGTCAGCATTGAAGAGTTCGTTGCCGAGCAGGCCAAGCTGGCTGAGTATGCCCCGCTGATCGCCGCCAACGGCGCCACGGGGACCAAGGGCAGCACCGGACACTCAACTGAAACCAATGGAACCAAAACGAACCAGCCCGCGCCCACGGTCGGCATGAAGACAGCCGAACACGTTCTGCGCGAGCACGGGTTCTAAGGAGTCTGAAAGATGGCAACCGTAACTGATGCCGTCCACCAGATCGAGGCAGCGAAGAACGCCCAGCTCACCCAGCAGGAAATGGGGCTGGTCGAAGCCTTTATCGTGGAATCGGCCGTCGCCAACGTCGTGCCCGTGATGGACACGGGCGGCGCCATGAGCTACGAGTTCACCCGCGAAGACAGCCTGCCGCAGGACGCCTACCGTTCGCTGAACGAGGACGTGACGGCCAGCCACGGCACGACCGAGCGCGTGACGGAAACGCTCAAGGTGCTGACCCAGCGGTTCAAGGTGGACAGCGCCTACGGCGATGCCCAGCGCGCCGAGATCACCCGCAAGCAGCTCGCCCTGCACCTCAAGGGCATCGCCGCCACGGTGAACCTCAAGTTCTTCAAGGGCACCGACGTCACGGTCGGCGAAATGAAGGGCCTCGCCCAGCGCGCCAGCGGCAACCAGCTGATCGCGGCCGGCAGCACCAGCGGCGGCGACGCACTGAGCCTGGCGAAGATGGACGCCCTGGTCCGCGCCGTGAGCGGCCCGAGCAAGGTCCTGTGGATGGGCCTTGAAATGGCGGACCTGTTCGACGCCGCCAGCCGCAGCACGAGCTTCAACAACTACGTGTGGCAGGTGCCCGCGGGCGAGGTCGGTCTGAACTTCGCCGGCCGCGTGACCACGTTCAAGGGCATCCCGATCATCCGCGTGGCCGGCCTCGACGGCACCGACAACGTGCTGGACTTCAGCGAGGCCAACCCCGGCGGCGGGTCGGCCGTCGGCACCAGCATCTACTGCACGGCGCTGGGCGAGAACGGCGTGCACATGCTGCAAAACCGGCCGATCAGCACCACGGCCGTCGGCATGAACACCACTCAGCCCAACTTCGTGCACCAGATCGAGTGGGTTCACGGCGTAGCGGTCAAGCGCGTGAAGGCGCTGGCCCGCCTGTGGGGCATCGCCAGCTCGGCCATCGTGGCCTAACGAAACCTGAACGAGACCGGGGGCTTCGGCCCCCCGTCTCAGGAGAAAACGAACATGCCTCAGCCTGACATCAACTTCACGCCTGACGACCGCCTGCTGCTGCACACCGGCGCCAAAGCCAGCAGCGGCGCGGGTTCGGTCGCGTACATCGACCTGGGCAGCAACCCTGCCGAGTTCATCAAGGTCTTCATGGACGTGACCGCCATCGACATCGCCAGCAACGACGAGATCTACAGCGTCGTGCTGCAGGGCAGCAACACCACGGCCTTCACGGACTCGGGCATCGCGGACCTGGCGACCAAGCAGTTCGGCGCCAAGGAAACCAAGATCACCGACTGCGACAAGGACGACTTCACCGGGCGCTACGCGTTCGGCGCTTTCAACATCGACTACAGCGCGGCGAACACGCCGGTCAAGTACCGCTACATCCGCCTGTACGTCGTGGCCGCAATCGCATCGTCCAGCATCACCTTCACGGCCTACGCCGTGCCCGACAAGTAGCCCGAACCGGAGGGGCGGGCAACCGCCCCTCCGAGGCTACGCGCTAACGAGAGGAACAGATGAACACGACATTTGAACCGCTTCTGACCAAGGACGCCGAAGGCCGCGAGATCGAGGTGACGTTCCGGCACCGCGTGGACTTTGACGAGGCGTTGTCGAGCGGCAAATACTGGCGCAAGAACCAGCAGCAGGGGGAACGCCCGAAACTGCTTGACCTTGCGACCATGAGCCTTGAACGCCTGCAGGAAATGGCGCAGGCCCTGGGCGTGATCGCCTGGAAGACGATGGACAAGCCCGCGCTCAAGGCCGCGCTGGAGCCGCTTGTGAACCCCAAGCCGCCCAAGCCCGGCAAGGAGAAGTAGCCCATGAGCCTGAGCGACAAGCGCACGACCGGGGAGCTGCCCAAGGACCGCAACGGCGTCAACATGAACACGCCGTCAAAGCCCGGCGTCGTCACAGCGCGCACCAACGCCGACGGGACACTGACGGTTCTTGCGCTGAACGCCAAGACGACCCACGTGCAGGTGTGGGCGTTTGAGACCAGCACCACGACCACCACGCCGGTCAAGGTCAGCACCAGCGACAGCGGGGGCGCCGTGTGGCCGGCCGGCCATGTCGTGCGCCTGCCGGTGATCGGCCTCGCCAGCATCTACACAGCCCGCGGCGCCACGACAAACGCGGACATCTACATCGTCGAGGAAACCCTGGAGTAGCCAATGAAGATCGACCTGACGGTGAAGCACAACTTCACGGCCATCGACGCGCCCGGATCGAGTGATGACGTCGCATCCGGCTATGAGCCTGGCTCGCGCTGGATCGACGTCCTGACCGGAACCGAGTACGTGTGCCGCACCGCCAAGCGTGGCGATGCGACGTGGCAGGTCAACCCATACGGCGGCATCGACAGCATCGCGGGCCTGCGCGCGGCGCTGGGCAACGTGATCGCCAGCCCGACCCGGGTGGCGTACATCGAGCGGTTCGAGAAACGCCCGTACCTGGCGGCCGACGTCACGATCTTCACCGACAGCACCGGCGGCGTCACAACCACGCCCAACACGCTGGCGGAGATCACCAGCGGCGGCACCGCGGCCGACGAAGGCCCGGTTGAGAACGCGCTTGCCAAGATCGCGCTCAAGATCAACAACATCCTGCGCGCCAACCCGAACTTCGAGGTCGCGGGCACGAACATGACCAGCGCCCTGGCGACGCACCAGAGCACGGCCGCAGGCCTGCAGCTGGCGACGGCGGGCGCCAACAACGATCAGGCCATTCTGCAGCCCCGGCAGACCAACAGCGGCGATTCCCGCTGGGCCAGCGTGCCCACGGACCTGCTGCCCGAGTGGAGTACCAGCTTCCGGCTCGCCAGCGTCGCGAACATCAGCATCAAGGCCGGGCTGGCGCTGACCAACGCGCACAACCTGACGACCGACGACGACCAGATTGCCCTGTGGTTCAGCACGGCCACGGGCGGCAACTTCCTGCTGGCCTACAGCGCGGCCGGCACGGACGCCACGATTGACACCGGCGTAACCCCGGCGGCCGCTACCGAGTACCGCCTGCGGATCAAGACGCTGACCACGCTCGGCGCCTATGACGTGTACCTGAATGAGACCGTCGTGGCCCGGTTGAGCACCGGCGAGACCGGGCTGGTGTTCAAGCCGTACATGAGCATCCAGGCGCTGACCGGCGCCGCCAAGACAATCCAGATTCGCCACCAGGCCCTGACCATGCAGAACGCGTAATGACCAGCATCGCAAACATCAGCGAAGCCTACAGCCTGAGCGAATGCCGCTCGGGCAAGGCCCGTGTTTCCCGGCTGGTGTTGACAGGGTGGGGTGCAACACCGTCGGCAAGCGCGGGCCTGAAGGCCTGGTCCGACGACGGGCGGGTGTGGATCGCCATCACCGGCACCGACTTCAGCGTGCGGCGCCGTCCCCCCGGCCTGTACGTGTCAACTGACGAAGTATGCAGCGGCACGATCAGCGGCGGCAAGGTGACTATGCTGGCCGACAACACCAGCGGCATCACCGGCTCGGCTGACGTGGACAACGGCACCCCGGGCACCGACCCGGAGGAAGACGCCACGCTGGATGCCGTGATCGGCTATGCCGACGAAAACGACCTGATCCGCGTGGACCGGCTGGCCGCAAGCCTGCTCAACAGCGGCGTGTATCCCAGTGGCGGATCAGGCACGCGCTTTGAGTCCTTGCTGCTGGAGGCCAAGCGCAAGCTGGACAAGTGGATTCTGGCCCAGGCCGAGGGCGAGCTGCGCTATGACGAATGGGGCCGGCCGCTGCTGGCGCACATTGTGCGAACCGGCGACTTCGCCCGCTGCCAGGCCTTGCTCGCCATGCACATCGCGACCCTCAGCCGCGGTGAAGAGTTCACCGACCGGGCGCTGGCCTATCTCGATTTGGCCCGCGAAGAGTTCAAAGGCATCAGCATCCAGTTCGATTACGAGCGCGACGGCCAGCCCGACCAGAACCTGCGTTCGGGCATGGTCAAGCTGTACCGGGGGTAACGATGGGCAGCGGGGGCGGAACATGATGCTGGCCGAAGCGACAGCGGTACCGGACTGGATGCTGGCTGTGGTCGGCACGCTGGTTGGGGCGGGCATCATCGCCACGATCAGCATGTTCACGCTCATCCTGCAACGGCTGACGCGGATTGAGACCAAGATGGAAGCGGGTGAGGAGCGATTTCAGGACAACGGGGAGAGGCTGGACCGGCACAGCCGGCGCATCCGTGACCTTGAGCGCGTGGAAGACAAGCGCAGCGGGCGCAGCGAGCGAACCGGCGGCGGAAGCGAGGGCGCACTCAAGCCGGGGCAGGCATGAACTGGTGGCGCCGCCTGAGCTGGGAAGCGCGGGTGATGGCGCTGGCGATAGCGGGGCTGCTGGTGATGGCCTTGATCGCGCGCTGGATGGGTCGCTGAGGAACCTGCGGGGAGAGACGCTTGACCAGGTGCATGCTCGGGCTGTGGCTGCTTATCGCGCTGTGGTCGAGCGGCGGCTGTGCAACCTCGCAGAAGGGCGTGACGAAACGGGTGAGCTTGACCATCGAGGTTAGGCACCTTGACGGCCGGTTGCAGTGGCGGACCAGCCAGACGCTGGAGGCGGGAACGGATGAGCCGCCCGGCATGAGTGAAAGGATCGACCGATGAACAAGCGTAAACCAGTGCGTTTCCCCCTGATCGGCTTCTGCCTGCTGCTGGCCTGCGCCCTGACCCTGCCGGGCTGCGCGCTGTTCGGCCCGAGTGTCGAGAAGGCCCGCGAGATTGCCCAGTTGCGCGAGGGCGAAGCAGCGGCAGCGGTCGAGGCCTACGCCAAGGCCGCCAAGGACCTTGAGGAGGTGGTCGCCAAGTACGAGGCCGCCGTGCAGTCCGGCGACAAGAGCGCGGCCGAGGCGCTGGCCGTGGCCGTCAGGGAAGCCATCGCCCGGTACCAGAGCGCCGAGAAGGTCGCCGAGGCCTCGCGCAACCTGTTCAACGCCGCGGCTGACGACTTCAAGAAGGCGCAATCGACCAGTGATTACGTGGGCACCGTGTTCGGCTGGGTGCTGGCGGGCATTGGCGGCTTGTTCGGCGCTGGCGGGTTGTTCGGCAGGGCCAAGGCCAGGGAAGCGCTGGGCGGCGTGACCAACGCGCTGGAGAAGGTCAAGAACGCCGACGGCGACGTGTGGCCGGCGGCCAAGGCCGACATGCAGGCCACGTTGAGCACCGCGGCGCTGAAGCTGATCGAGAAGGTGAGGCCATGACCCCGAAGGTCCGCGACATCCTGCTGGCCGCCCGCCGCGACATCCACGCGGCGACGGCGTCGCACGCCAACGTGTGCGACACCCAGGCCCTGTTCACGCTGGACCAGCTGATCACGGCCGATGCCGCGCGCAACGTCAACTTCACGACCGCCCAGACTGACATCGTGGCGGACGTCGCCCCCGACGAAGAGGGGACTCGCGACACCGAAAAGATTGACAAGCCCGTGCGCCCGTCGCTGACGCAGTCCGAGCGCGCCGAACTGGAACGCCTGCGCAAGGAAAAGGTGCAGGACACGGCCATCATTGACGGCCTGCGCGCCAAGCTGGAGGGCAAGTGATCCGCGCGACCACCAATGGCGAGTTCATGTCTATCTCGGGGATGAACCCCGAGATTCCGCGTGCCACGGTCACGGAATGGCTGGAAGACGTGGCCGAACAGGTTGACGAACGCATCGCCAAGGATTGGGAACGCGAGCGCGCGGCCGGCCGCAAGATGCCCGCCAACACCGAGGAAACCGACCAGCGCAAGGCCACCGACGGCCTGGAACTCAAGGTCGGCACGGCAACAGGCAACCTGCAGGACCACCTCGACAGCGGGGGTTACTGGACCGTGGGCGCCGTCAGCGCGGGCAAGGCAACCATCCGCTGGAACGAAGACGCCCTGATCGGTGACGTCGAGTACGCCGAGTACGTGGCCGAACTCAAGGTCACCGGCGCGCGCATCCTGACCGTGCTGCAGAAGGATTGCCGCATGGCCGAACGCTACCTGGCCGACCGTGAAGCCGACTGGGCACGCGCCCACGACAGCCGCCCGGCCGCAACCGCCAGCCGCCGTCAGGTGCAGACCGCGCGCGGCAGGCTCGGCTCAACCGTGAGGGTCGTCTAATGGCCCAGCTTGAGGTTGACCTGCGTACCGCCCTTGTGGCCGCCATGCGCGCCAACTCGGCCATTGCGTCGGTTGTGGGCAACGCCACGGGCAGCCTTGTGCACGTCGAGGGCGGCGACATGCCCGACCTGTTCCTGCAGGGCGCGCAGGGCCGCGTCTGGTGTCGGGTAGGCGGCCACGAATCGCAGCAGGAGTCCGACGCCAGCGCCCGCACCCTGTTCAGCTTTGACGTGCTGTTTGACCTTGTGGACCAGCGCGGGGCCGACAACGCCCTGTCCAAGGCCAAGCAAGGCCTGATGCAGGTGCTGGCCGACAGGGGCGCGACCATCTTCTCAACGTACTTCACAGACAACGGCAGCAACCGACTTGGCGGCAGCGGGGAGTGGAAACTCCAGAACATTGCCGTCGTCCCCTGGGACCAGCAGCGCGACCCCGACCGGCCCGAGATTCTAGCCACGGTGACCTGCGCACTCTGGCACGCAAGCCCACTGGTGTAACCCATGAGCAAGAAGAACCTACGCAAGCCCGCCCCCGCGCAGCCTGACACGACCGCCCAGCCCGCCGTGGAACCGGCCGCACCCGCGCCCACACCCATGAGCGACGCCGACGCGCTGAACGGCGCGATCCAGCTCTTGAACTACGCCGCCGACGCCGGGGCGTTTGCCAGCAACCCCAAGCTGTGGGGGCCGAAAGCACAGATCCTCGACCGCCTGGCCGTCATGGCCGTGAAGGCCCACACGAAAGGCTAGCCCATGTCCCTGACTGACGCATACGACATGTTCACCGACGTCTGCGAAGACATCGGCGGCGAACACACCGCGATTGCCACGTTGCTGACCCAGAAGCTGGCCGTAGAGGCCGAGCTTGACGTGCTGGCCGCAGGCGACCCGGGCCGCGTTGCCATGCAGCAGCAGATCAACGCCGACCGGGCGGCATACCGGGCCATCGCGCAGCGTTGGGCGTCCAAAATGGACACAGTGCTCGGGTACTGGGGCACGCAACTCACGGTGCCAAGCCAGTTCGTGAAGGGCAACCGGCCCACCAACCGCCGGCAGCTCCTGCGCGACATCCGTATGCACATGGTGACCAACGCCCTGAGCATCGCCGACCGCGCCGTCAGCTACGCCGCGGAGCCAAGCGCCAGCGACAACGGCATCCTTGACCGCCTGACCGTTGACGAAGACGGCAGCGAGATCAGCGCGGGCCTGCACAACCAGACGCTGGACGCCTTTGTCTCTTCGACCCCCAGCCAGTACCGCAGCATCATCACGATCCGCCCGCGCACCAAGGGCGCCGACATCTTCAACCTGCTGGGCCCGGACAGCGAGCTGGCCATCGAGGCCGTCAACGACGCCTACAGCGGCGACGGCATTGTCGCCAACCCGACGCTGATCCAGGGCGTCAGCAGCAACACCAACGCCGCCGACTTGTCCAGCGACACCAGCAACGCGGGCTGGACGCTCAGCAAGTCCGGCAGCCCGGTGCACGTCGTGGACACGAGCATCAAATACCGTGGCCTGACCTTCAGCCACAAGATGTATACCAACAGCACGTCGCGCACCTGGACTCAGCCCTTGCGCGTGCTGCCCCAGCACAAGTTCCTGCCGCGCAACTACATGCTGGCCGTCTACAAGACAGGCACGCCGGTGGGCAACATCACCCTGACCTGGGGCAGCAAGTCGCAGGTGTTCACAATGGGCGGCCTCAGCGCGGGCTGGAACTACCTGCGCCTGGACCGCGACAAGGACCTGTTCCCCAAGAACTTCGGCGACAGCGGCCACACGCTGGCGGTGGAGTTCGCGTTCACAAGCGGGTCGGACGCCAGCAACTACATCAACTTCGGCGGCTTCTTCGGGCAGATCTACAAGCAGTTTGACGGCCCGTTCTACGGCCACTGGTCGCGCACGGGCCTGAGCGCCCTTAGCCTGTCGCAGGCCGCCCCGTTCACTTTCGCCGACACCATGACCAGCGCGGGCAAGAACGCCACGGCGCTTTACCTGGCCTACCATTTGACGCCGGACAGGCTGCACGCCTACCTGCCGGAAAGCGGCTCGCCCACGATTGCCGACTACACATAAGGAATGAGATGGCCGTCTACGCGATCACCGGCAGGGTGTACCTTGCACCGACCCAAGTGGACGGCGCCAGCGGCACGTTGCTAACCGGCATCCTTGACGACGAAATCTTCTTCGAGGACGGCCTGACCGACCAGCCCTTCGGCACGGGGCTTGAGCCTGACGCATGGACAAGCGTTGTCATGCCGGGCCAGCGGCCACGCCTGGTGCTGCCTTTGCAGGACGTTGCGGCCGTGACCAACCAGTTGCTGTGGATGCTTCGCAGCACGGGCACCGGCATCGCCAGCGCGGGCGGCAACAATGTCGGCATTGCAGGCAGTCCCCCGGCCTATGCGCTGGTGATCCGCCCCCGGTCGTCGGGTGTGGACGATTACTTTTACGCCCCAAGGCTCTCGATCAACGCGCAGGAGTCCATTGTGCGCGTGAAGTGGTCGCGGCTTGGTGCACGCTTTGACGGCTCGGCGCTGGTGCTGTACCCGCGGCGCAGTGCCGACGGGACAAAGGACGCCTGGCGCACCGGAACCTACAGCGCGTTGAACACTTACTACGGCTTGCCTGCTTGAGGAATCATGGCCGGGATCGGTGACATCCGCAGGGCCAGCATGGGCGCAACCAGGTCGGTGCGCGGGTTCCAGCGTGCCATTGCGGGCGTGAAACAGCGGGCCGTGAAGGCCGCGCAGCTGGCCGGGCGTGAGGTGTTCAAGCGCATGGGCACGCGCTACGCAATGGGCTTCTTTGCCGACAAGGCCGGGCGCATTGTGGCAATCAGGCCCTTCGGCACGGCATGGGGCAAGCGCAAGGAGCAACTCGGCCTCGACCCGCGGCGCGGCGTGGCGCGCAAAGGCATCTTGAAGACCGTGCGCAGCCCGCTGGCGTTCGTCCGGCAGCCTTCCGGCTTCACGATTGACCTTGGGCGCCCCAACCTGACCATCACTGGCAAGGCCACGTTGAGCAGCGCCCTGCGGAACCTCGCGGGCAAGGCGATCATTGAGGGCAAGGGCGCCAACCGAAAGGTTGTCGGCCTGGCCGTCAAGCGGCGCAAGACCAATAAACGCAGCTTTGCGGTCAACAGCTACATCGGCGCGTTTGCCGACGAAAAGGCCCCCGGCTTGGGCAACATCGCCAACCGTGACCGGGTCTACGTCGAGGGCGCGGTGAATGACGCGGTAGTGGCCCATATCGCCCGGCTGAAGGGTGCGGCCAAGCAGGTGCTGCAAGGAAAGGCCAGGGCGCTAATCACGCTGCGACTGGACAGGGTGAGTGCATGACCATCCAGCGCGCAGACGTGATCATTGACGTCCAGGGCGAACAGCAGGCCGTGGCCGAGGCCAACCGCGTAGGCCGTGAAATGGACGCCGTCACGCGCAAGGCCACCCAGGCCGAAGCGGCGGCCAACAGCGCCATCGGCTTGCGAGGCCGGCTGGACTCGCTGCTTTTGCGGGCCAAGCAGAACGGCATCCTGAAGCGCGGCGGCATCGAGTACGGCGCCATCGAGTTGAACCAGGGCGGCTTCGGCCTGAATCGCGGTTGGCTGCGTGGGTCAGGCACCGGCACCGGGGCTGCCTTGTTGGGCGTCGGGCTGATGCACGGTGTTGGCGCGGGCCTCAACCAGGTCGCCGACATCCGCGACTATATCAAGCAGCTGGTGCACCAGGAGCTGACTGCGGCCCAGGTGTTTGACCGCGTTTCGACGAAGGCAGTTGAAAGCATATTTGAGGGTCTTGGCGCGACGTCGGTACTTCGGGGCATTCTGCGGCTCGGAGGCGAGAACCCCGATGTGATTGAGCAGGCGCTCCGGGACTTGTTTGCCACGCCGGAAGAACAGCGCGCGGAAGCCCGGGCGGCACGCGCCGCAAGCAGGCAGCGCGCCCAGATGCACGCGCAGATCCAGAAGGCGCAGGCGGACACCCTGGCAGACATCGAGGCCAAGCGCCGAGAGGCCTTGTCAGCGGTCGATGCGGTCACGGATCGCGAGCTGGCTGGCGTGAAGAACGAGACCCTTCCGGTAGGGTTGCCCAGGGCGATGGCCAGGGCATTTGCGGCGCGCCGAAAGGCGGAGATCGCCAACAAGGGGGCCGCTGCACGGCGCGGCATCGAGGCCGCGGCCAAAGAGCGCAGGCTACAGGTGGGCGAGGGGGACTAGCTGCCGAACGGCAATCGCAGCCCAAAGGCCGCATGCAGGCCGACCAGCAGGACAGCCCAAAGCAACGGACAGACAATGAAGATCCAACCCGTGATAACAAGCAACTGCACAAGGCTCAGCCCAGCCGGTTTTTCCAGCTTGACGACGCGGGCCTGGAGATCCTTCAGCGCCACGTTCACAGACTTTGCCCAGGTCTCAACCTTCGGGTCCATGGTGAAAGGCTAGTCGTATGGCCGTCCGATTGAAAGTAGGCACTTACATCATTGACGCCGCCGAGACCGGCAGCACCAGCACCACCACGGGCTGTCGCCTGCTGACCAAGGATATGCCGGGCGCGCAGTGGGCCGAGGGGTACGGTGATGCCGAGATCCCGTTCGGCATTCAGGTCGCGCGCGACACGACCGCAAACTTGAAGACGAGCCTGGACGCGCTGGTGGCTGCGCTGACAGCAACCGTCAACGCAGACCTTGTGCTGGAATACACCAGCGGCAGCACCCTGAACCAGTGGCTGGTCAGCACCGGCGCATGGTCGCGCATCACCTGCCGCGTGGAAGTGCACGAGGGCAAGACTAACGCCGTGGTGCTGGCGGTGTTCCGGGCCGAGAGGTTGGCGCCTACCAGCGGGGCCGCCGGCGACTCTGACGGCCAGCTCGGGCCGATGGATTGGTCGGAAGCCTTCGACGCCAACGGGCGCGGCTCGCTGTCGCTGTCGGCCACCTTCCAGACGCTTGCCAAGGCCAAGACATGGGTCGGGACAATCCGTAGCGGGGCCAGCTTGCCGGCGTTCATCGGCTCGGCGTGGCGCTTCCTCACAGTCGGTTACTCGCACCAGCGGCAGGAGAATCAGGCCAGCCCGCCGCCTGCGGCGTCCTACACACCCTGCACAGCCACGGTAATCATGCGGGCGCTTCCGGCTTCGCTGGCCTCGACTCTGCCGTCAACTGTGCTTGATGTGGACTACACCATCACGACCAAGCCGCGTCCGCCGCTGCCGGAAGATGCCGGGGCGTCACCGGGCTACGACGTGATCATCAGTGGCAGCCTGCAGCTCAAGACCGAAAGCGACTCAACATTCGACAGCGGCGACTCGACAAACGTTGCGGCGGGCGCCATCGCGTCTACCGTTCGCACGGCGTTGACGGCAATCAAGTCCGACGCCGAGACCCGCGCCGGGATGACGTTTACCCAGCTTGACGAACCCGAAGTCGGCACAGGCGGTACGCGGGGCGAGATCAGCTTCGCGATCACCGGCGTTGCCATGCTGCCCAATGGCGTGCTTGGCTGGGATGAATCCGTGGTTCTGGCCCGCATCACACAGGATAAGATTGTCGGAGGCACCCAGGGCAAGCAGGTGTTCAAGCACCCCAACGGGCCGCTGTGGACATGCGCGCACGACCTGGTGATCACGTCGCTGGAAATGCCGTCCTACAAGCCCCTGCCGTTCATTGACGAGCAGCGGTGGCATGAAGACGTCTGGCGCCCCAGCAAGCCACAGCCGTCTATCACGGCGAACGGAACGCGCATCTTCGCCGTGGCGTGGCACGGGGAATGGACCCGTGTGGCCGAAGACATTGGCAGTGAGGGGCAGTACGACTACAACGTGCTTGCGGGGGCCGTGTAATGGCGCTCGGCACCCTGTGCAAGCTCGGCGACGTGGTCCTGGACGACGCGACGTTCCAGATGCCGGTCTACCTTGGGCCGGACGTGCAGCGCTGGGTGGTGCGCCAGCCTGCAACGAGAACGGCCGAACTCATGGCCTTGCCGTACATCGTTGCGCTATCGATCACGACCAGCGCCGAACCCGGGACGGCCCAACCCGCCCACATGGAGCAGGTTTTTGCGGGCCTGCGCGTGCTGGAAATACGCCAGGTGAACAACCTTGTCTGCGAAGTGCACCTCGCCGATTGCCGGGCTGATCTTGCCCATTTGGTGTGCCCGTCTGATTTCAACCTGCTCTGGCAGGACGGGTATCTTGACGACACCAACTACCCCACCCTCAAGGATGCCGTGCAGTTCCTGGGCGTTCACCTTGAACCCCTGCGCGACGCCCTCGCGGCAGATGCTTTCGCGGGCGTGCCGGAAACCGCTGTCCTGCCCGACAGCATACCCGTAGCCGGCAGCAAGCTGCTGCCCGCGCTGGAGGCTCTTGCCGACGCCGCGGGGTGCAACCTGGCGGTGAATCATCTGACCGGGCTGCTCTACTTCGCCCGGCGCGGCACGGCCGCTACGGTTGCGCTGAACGTCTACAACTGGGCAGAGGGGTTCGAGCCTTCGTGGGTCGTTGCAAACCGCAAGCAGCGCGGCCTGCCCAGGGCAATACGGTGCTACTACCAGGAGCGGCACGCCATCCGCGTGCAGCAGGAAGACCCGCGGCGCACCAGCAGTAACCGCACGCTGCAGATTGAAATGCGGCAGGTCTACGCCACGGGCACCAAGTTCCTGACCCTTGCCGAGCTGCTTGTCGAGTTCGGCCTGGCTGAAACCGCCATCACGGACAGCCAACTGTGCCGGGTGATTAACACCGAGAACTTCGACGGCACGGCACTGGAGCCTGTTGGCGGCTTTGACGTGGAAGCCAAGCAGCTCATCCAGATCATCAAGCGCGACTGGCGCACCCTGTGGAAGGTGGTGTTTGTTGACCAGCTGGGCCGGCGAGGCGGATGGATTGCCCTGCAGCCCGGCTACTTCCTGCAGGTGACCGACAAGGACGGGCGCACCCGGTATACCGAGGATGTAGTTGCCCGGGCGGTGCGGGCCGAGCATACGCAGTGGCTTGCCAAAGCTGAATCAACCGACGCCGCCGACCAGAGCACGCTGGCGGGGGCGGTAGTCGCCCGCTCCTACGGGCGCGCGCGGGCGGAGGACCCGCTGCCCGATGCACCTTTCGCGGCAACGTGGGTGTCCGAGGCCGACAATGTAATCCGCATCACTCCCAGCCCCAAAGACTCCGAGGCCCAGCTCATGTGGTTGGGCCGCATGGCCGCACGCGACGAACTGACAATCACCGATTTCGGCCCGCCGACGGATGACCGCGGCGTCACGCACGGCACGATCGGCGGCATCCAGATCCCCGAGGTCAAGGACGTGGTGTTTTCCACTGACTTCGATCTTGAGGTTTTCTTTGTCGGCACCCGCCGCCTGCCCAACACCAGCGGCAAGTGGACGCAGATCGAAGAAGTCGGCTTCGATGACGGCGACGTGGAGGTGCTTGAAGTCGAGGTCGGAGACGAACTCTACGCGATCCGCGATTATGTTGACGCCGCCGACGGCAAGGCCGACGCTGGCGACGGATTCGGCCTGCTGCTGAACCGTGAGGCCATTGAGGCCGATGCCGCCCGCCGCATCGCGGCCGTGCGTGAGCGCCTGGCTGTCGAGACCGCCGGCGAAGGCACGGCCTGGGGCCTGCAGGCCGCAGTGGACCTGCAGCTTGGGGACGGCATTCGTGCCATGGCGATCGAGGTAGATGGCGTTCTGGTGCAAACTGTGGTGTCGGTTGGCCCGACTGATTCCGAAGAAAACAGGCAGCGCCGGGCTGCGCGCCGCAATGCCGCCCGACGGCTTGAAGTCGGCGGAAAGGTGGCCGCCGTATGAGAGCCAAGCGCGCAGGTCTCGGCAACATGGTCATGTGGCTCGCGTCGGGCACACGCGCGCGCGCAGCGTGGTCGTTGTCGCTTTACGAGATCGGCGCCGGCGCCACCCGCAGCGGCAATGCCGTGCAGAACGCCGGGGTGGCGGCCCAGGCCGGCAAGGCCCTGGCGACGGTCAACGACAAGTCGGAGTGGGGCGGGCTGGATTACCTCGCGGCCGACGCAATGGTGGCCGAAGAGCGCGTGAAGGACCGCGAATTCCGGCTGAAGGACACTGCCGACGACGACACGCCCGGCATGGAGCCGTGGCGGGTCAATGAGAACATCCGCCCGGCCAAGCCGCTGGAGGCGCTGATTGCGCGCGCCGCCAAGGTCGGCCCGGGCTTTGAGAACGAGCATGTTGCTTTCCCGGCCCGCGCCCGGCTGATCGCCCATCACCGCCCCGACGACCCGCCGATCAACTCAAGCCCGGTGTTTGACCCGGGCGATGGGTCGCGCGACGACTGGCAGGCCGGGCTGCAAGGCCCGGTGCGTGTGCGGCCGTGGCTGGAGTCATTCTGCGCCGCCCTGCCCGACCCGCGCGAAACCGGCACGGACTTCGAGGAACCGGCCGACATGTTCGCGCTGCTGCTGAACGCAACGCGCAGCGGCGGCGACAACTCGGGCTGGCTGGGCGCGCACTTCGCGCAGGCGGAGGCCGTGCTGAGCGCCGAGGCCTTCGGCTTCGCGCACCCGGCCGACGATGGGTACCACAATCTTGGCCTGCCCCGGCTGGGCCTGCCGGTGATGGAGGGCGGGCTTGAGGCCTTCCGTACCAAGTTCGGCTCGCGCGGCAGCCTGCTCTATTCGCCGCTTGCGATGAGTCCCGAACAGTGGCCGAACCCGCCCAAGTCGATCAACCCGGTGCTGACGGAGATCCGCGAGGATTACAACGACACGCACAGCACGCACTGCGGCACCGCGCCCGGATACAAGAAGCTGGTCACGTGGATTCCCATCTTTGACTTCGGCCCGCCGACGGTGATTGAGCCGCCGCAGCCGAAGCCGGAACCGAAGCCGAGACCCAAATACCCGGGCATCATCAAAGTGCCGTTTGAGGGCGAGGACACCGGCCCTAATCCGTTCGGCGGATCGGGCGGTGGTGGCGGCATTCCCGCGTCGCTCAGCGGCGACGACTTCTGGGACGGCAACGGCCCCGGGGTTGACGACCTGCGCGGCGACTACCCGGCGGCGGGCGTTGTGGCGTCGCGCAACTTCGGCGAGCGCGCGGCGTCGGTCCTGAGCCAGTTCGAGGCCACCAGCATCCAGTACCGCGCGCGGCCTGCCCTGCCCGACGGGCAACTGACCCTGCGGATGCTCGGCACCAGCGAGATCGACCACCTCGCGGGCCTGATGTACGGCTACACCGTGCGCGACGCGTTCGAGCAGCCCGTGGTGGCTGACGACGTGGCAAGCCCGAATTACAAGTACGCCAGCCCGCGTGCCGTGGACACGCCGAACGAGCGTTGGCCGGCCAGCCTGTCAAGCGCGGCCGAGCTGGTGTTCAACGAAAGCGGCGTGTTGACCGGGAAAGACCCGGCGCGCGGCGGCGGCAGCGTCATGCTCATGCCGAGCAACGCGCCTGTGGACTGGATGTACGCCGAAAACAAGGAGCGCTGGTCGGGCACGATCAACGACCTCACGCGCATCATCATGGCGGGCAAGAACTCGGCGGGCGTGATTGCCGATGGCCGGTTCGGACTTGGCCTGCGAAGCCTGCAAAGCGGCCGCATCGTCAGCGGCTTCGAGTTCAAGTTGGACACGTCCACCAGCGCGACCGAGCCGGATCTGGTGTTGTCGCCCAAGAACGCCAGCGGCGCGGAGTCGGGCGCGGGTGTGTTCCACGTCCAGACCGGCGTGCAGGTTGACGACTACCTGCTCGCGGGCGCTGTGGGCACCGAAGCCGACGCAATCCGCATTGACAACACCACGACGCGGGGACGCATCCGCGCCAGTGACTTCGGCACGAAGGCGGCGCACATCATCGCGCACCAGCACAGCACCACGGTCGCGCCCAAGCTGTACTTGTCGCGCTCGAACTCGGACAGCAGTAGTCACACGGCGGTCACGAACAGTCAGGAACTTGGCAGCGTCGTGGCCCTCGGATGGGCACACTCGACGCCCGGCTATCTGCCCGCCGCGCAGATCAAGATGAGCGTGGACAGTGGCGGCACAGTTGGCTCCGGCTCCATGCCCGGCAAGATTGAGTTGCAGACGACGCGGGATAGCGCCAAGACGCCGACGACGGCTGTGCTTATTGACAGCGCACAGACTGTATTTGTCAGGCAACCGAGTTCTACCGCGCCAGTGACGGTTATTGAGAGCGCCGCCAGCGATGGTGTGCGGCGTGAAACCTACTTGTCGCGCGCAACAACCCTGAGTGCTGGTGTCACGCCGGTCAATGTGTTGACGTTGGCCCCGACGGAAGTGTGCCGGTTGCGCGTGTCAATCACAGCAGCCGAAGAATCCGGTGGCACGGACCATGATTACGCATACGAGGCGTTGTTGAAGGTCACGGAGGTCAGCGGCGCGCTGTCTATCGGCACGGCGGCGGTGCTGCTGAACGATGGTTCGGCGGCGTTCGCTATCACCTATGCCGACGGCGGTTCAGGTGTGCTTCAAATCAATGTCGATGACACAGGCGCATACAACATGCTTTGGAACATCATCATTGAGGTTGACCGCAATACAAGGGTCTAGCGATGCGGGAAGAAGTGCGAATCGCCGTTGAGCCTGATCGTCACGCCGTCGCTGGCGGCGTCGATGCTCCATTGGATAGCACGCGAGGTGTCGCTGCGCGTGATGGTTCCCTGCGGCGTGTAACCTGCGGGAAGGATGTCCTGATTGAACTGGACGGCGCTGGCCCAGTGCAGCACGGCGAAACCGTTGACCAGCACAGCCCCGGCGACATCGGCGGGATAGGTGGTCACGATGCGGTTGTAGCCGGTGTGGTCGCTATGGATGTCCCGGTGCCAGCGGTAGGCCGCGCGGTCGAAGTATTCCACGCAGACCAGTTCGCCATTGCGCCTGATTTCGTTGACGACGCCGCCATAGCCGGTGTCCGTGTCGAGGCGAAACTCGGCCCGGTAGTCGTACTCGGACGGGTAGGGAACGAACGTGGTCACGGTGCAGGATTCCAGCGTAACGCCGAACGGGGCGGGCTTCGAGGCCCGACCAGAATCACAGGCGACGAGAGTGACAAGCAGCAGGGCGAGCGCGATGGTTTTCATGCGTCCACAAATGACATGCCAGGTGTGAGCAGGCCATTACAATCCGCACGAATGATTGCACTTCAAGGTAGCGCAACAGTGCAACCTGTGCGCTAGAAAGGCTGAACTATGGACTTCGCGTTGACCATGCAAATGGGCGCCGGGCGGCAGCAGGCCCCGGCGGCTGAGGAGTTCGACCCCAACGAACTGGCGGACACCCTGCTGGTCCACAACCACGTCGCGGCCGATCAGGTGACCCTGAGCGGCAGCGACGTGAGCCTGTGGGCCAACCGGGGCACGCTCGACATGCAGTGGAAGTTCAGCACACTGCGCCCCGCCTACGTCGCGGACGCCGACTCGACAGGCTTCCCCGGCATCGATTTCCAGGGCGGCGAGACCCTTATCGCGCGCAATGAGGCAGACAGCGCGAACAAGGCGCTATCGGACTTCATGACCGCGTCCACGTTCTTCATGGCGTTCGTGGCCGTGGTCGATGCCCCTGCGGCGGTGTCTTACTTGTTGTACGACAACGCCACTTACTTTTGGGTCAGGAACACCAACGCCACCAGCAACATAGACTGCCAGGCGTGGGACACCGGCTACCGCACGTCAACGCTGACCCGGCAGGCGGGCGCACTGGCGATCTACGCGTTTAAGCATGAGGGCGGCAAGCTCTACAAGTCGCTCAATGGCGGCGCGTGGGACGCTGGCACCGCGCTGGGGAACATCCCGGTTCTCACGGGCCTGCCCCACATGGGCGCCTCGAACAGCGACCATCGCATCCTTCGTTTTGTGTGCCACAATGCGATCCCCGCCGGCATGGACGATTGGCTTGCGGATTTGGCGACGTTCTACGGTGTGAGCTAACAACCAGCGGCAGACCGACCTTCTCCGGGGTCATCACGGTTGCCGCGCCCGAGGCCGCTCACTGTGGGCGGCCTTGTGCATTTGGGAACGAGAAAGCCCGCCAGTGACGACGGGCTTCTTCGGCGGCCGGCCCAGGAGCCGGGCACTCGGGCGGCAACCCTAGCCGCCGATGGTCACTAGAGCCGCACGACTTCGCGGCCCGCTGATTCGAGTTCGGCCGCCAGCGCCGCTGCGTGGCCGGTGTTGACCTTCGCCACCAGCGCGGTGGTGTCTTCGCGGTCAACGATGTAGCCGACGCCGTTCGCGTCGAGCTGAAGGACCATGCGGTCTGCGGGGGTGAACTTCGAGCCGGTCTTGAGGACTTCGCGGGCCTGGCTGAGGGTGAGAGCGTTCATGGCTGTCTCCTTTAGGTTGCCGCCTTGCCGGGCGGGCCAGCCGGGGGACTCCCGCGCTGACACCTGAACTATATCCCGCCATCGAGGCCCCGGCCATTACAAGCCACGAGTCCGTGTGTAGCAGGCCCAGCTACGCCCGTACCCCTTGGCGGCCTGAGCCTGAAAAGTGGCCGCCACGCTGGCGGATATAGCCCGCCCTTGCGCCCGGCGGTCCCAAATGGCCGTCACCCCTGCCGAAAGCAGCAGGCAGGCGATAACGGCGATTGTCAGCAGGTCCGCCAGTTCCATGTCGCATGGCATGATACATTACGTGCGAACCCCGCCCAGACATTCCTACGACCGGCAAGGTCGAACCTGATGCGGGTCAGCAGGGCAAGCCATGCCAATCCTACGCACGTTCTGGGTGCCGATCACAATCTCTATGGGCCAGCCGCAACCCGAGCCGGGGCCGTCCGGGCCGATGACGCAATGGGTCAAGGTGGATGTGCCGATGCCAGACCCGGCCAAGGTCACAGCCGCCGTGCCGTTCATCGAAGTGCCGAGCGCGATTTCCGCCAAGTTGCCCTGTGACGTGAAGATCAACGGCCAGACGCGCCGGGTTGCCGCGTGTGTCGCCCGGGCCCTGGCCGAGATCGCCAAGGGTGCAAAGGCCGTGAGATTGCGGCCTGAGACCCGCGCCAAGCTGGTGGCCCAAGTGCCGGAAGTCAAGCTGACGCGGGATGCTGAGCGCAAGGTGATGGCGAATCAATCTTGGTGGCTGGTGGCTTAGGCCAGCAGGGGGCGGCTTGGAGGCCGCCCCTTTTCGGCCTGACAGCCTAGCTGACCAACACGGTTGGCGCATGGCCCGCACGCGCGGCGTGGAACAAAGCGATCTCGTCGCCCGCCAGCAAGCCGTCAACATAACCCTTCGCGCCGCTAAGGCCGTGGTAACAGCCCACACAGCAGCCTTCGAAAACCACGTCCCACGCGATGCGGTGATAGATCAGGTAGCCGCGATACCCCAAGGGCTTTGCGTCCGTGGTGAACGTGTCGCTGCCGTACAGGTCTGTGCCGGGACGGTGCCAAGGGTTGCGATAGGTGGTTGTCATCTTAGTTCTCCAAGGTTTGCGGGGTGTCAGCCCCGGTCAGCCCTTTGCTGACCCCTGAAGTGTACCCCGCCACCCACGGGCAAGCCATTACAACTCGGCGTCCCGTGTGTAGCAGGCCCGCCCGATTCAGGGGGTATCCAAGTGCCACCCGGCCCCCGAATCGCGTTTATAGGGCAAATGTGCGCTTACACAGGGCGGCGTTGTGCGTTAGCGGCCAAGCACGCGGCGAAGGTGGGCCGCGTAGCTTTTGCGGCGCGCGGCGTTTTTTGTCGCCGTTGATGCTAGTGTCTGTTCGATGATGGCTTGTTCAGCCAAGAGGATACTGTCGTTGAGACTTGAAACTGAAACCGGAGCCTTGAGCCTGAAACCGTCACCCGTCGCCCTCACCGCCCCCCGTCTACCCCCATCGCCCCCGTCAAAAAGGCAACGGCAGCTTACAAACGCGCGAGCCACTTTGCCGAACAAAGTGGAGTGGCCTATCCGGTTGTTCCGAAGTGGCCTAGACACGACGCGGCCTACCTTGGGGCCTGGCCTTTGGCGCGGGCACGTTTACAGCTTTCGCCAGCAGCACACAGGCGGCCCGCGACAAAGTGACCCCATTTCGCGCCGCATAGGCCGCAATGGCCTCGGCTATCTCGACACTCACGTAAGCGGCTATGATGGGCATACAGAAAAGCTAATAATATTCTTGACCCATCGCAAGCGGCGGTGTTTACTCCCTGCACGCGGCCAGAAGCCGCACCCGACTTGAGCGCCGGGTCAACCGACAGGGAGCCAACTAACCATCTGAATCTTCAAGCCCGGTGCGGAAGCCAACGAATCCTGTCGGCCCTCACCATTCCCGGTGAGTAAAGCGCTCAAGCACCGCGCCGGGCTTGAAACCCAAAGGACGGCTATGCCGACCCTCGCTGAAGCTATGCGCGCCAAGGCCGACAGGGCCAATGACCCGTATGAACTGGCAGACGTACACGCCTTTGTGGCCGAGTGCGCCGGTCGCGGCAGTTACTACGCGGGCTTTGACTCGCGCCGCTGGACGCCGGAACTGACGGCGCTGATGGAGGAGGCCGGGTTCACCATTGAAGTGACCGGCTTTGGTTCGACGCGGGTGCATTGGGCCGCCAAGGAGGCCAGCCGTGCCTAAGCCTCCAGTGTTCAAGGCCTTGGTCAAGCGCGGAAAGCACTGCGTGACCCTGTTGCTGCGCGTGGGCCGCAAGCCGGTCTCGCTGCACTTCACTGACCGCCGGTCCTCCACCCTGGCCTGCAAGCTGATGGGGGTGCGCCGTGGATAAGCCCTTCCAAGCCCGGCTTGACGAAGCCCTGAACGCCGCCGCTGAGGCTTTCCGCGCCCGCATCGGCGTCATGTCGCGCTACACGCTGAGCAACATCCTGCACCCGTTCGGCGCCGACGTGGCCGAGGCTGCAATCGTGACCCTCGAAGGCGCTTGTATGCGCGCCAAGTTCGCCGAGCGCGGCGTGCCGTCCGGGCGCGACCTGCTCCAGTTCGACCCCGCCTGCGAAATGAAGCTGCGCCACCATCGGGCGCTGCATGACACGGCGCTCGCAAAGAAGGCCGTCGCCGCATCCTTGGAACGTCACGCCCTCGAACATGCTACGCGCCGCCGGTTCGGCGCCGCCGTCGCCTACACCCTGCGCTGCGGGAGGCCCGCATGACCCCATACGAACGCCTGTGCTACGTCCGCGACGAAGCCGAGCGCCTGCACCAGTGGGCCTACGACCAAGCCCAGATGGCCTACGACGTGGACCAGGACTCGCGCAAGCTGGCGCGGGCCATTGACGCCGCTGACGAGGCCCTGCGCCTGAACCTGAATGTTGCCGAGGCCGAGTATGCCCTTGAGGCGATGGCCGCTGTCGAGCCGCCATCCACACGGCTGCGGAAGGTGAACCTGACCGGCTTCGAGGGCGACAACGGGAGCGCGAGCCATGCGTAGGTGCAAGCTGTGCGCCGACCTTTGCGACGGCCCGATTTGCGACGCCTGCGCCGCCGATGACGACGCCAACCGTTGCGCCTGCTGTGGCAACGAGTCGGACGACTACCTGTGCCGTGAGTGCGCCGAGGCGACTGCCGCCGACCGCCGGATCAAGGAAGGGAAAGAGGAGTAGCCATGAGTGCGACAGTGCGTGACGGGATCGGCGGGTCTGACATTGCGGCCCTCGCCGGAGTTCACCCCTACAAGAACGCTGCCGACGTGTACGCGCGCATTGTGGCCGACGTGCCGCCGGTGTTCGACAACGCCCGGATGGCCCTTGGCCGGGCGATGGAGAGCCACATTATCAACCAGTTCTGTGAACTTGAGAAGATCAACGTCGCGGAACTGGAGCGCAACCCAGAGCTGAGGCACCCACTGCAACCGTGGCGGCGGGGCGAGCCGGACGCGCTGCACAAGGCGGAGGGCCTTGGCATCGAGGCCAAATTGGTTGTCAGCACCCGTCAGCTCATGCGCTGGGGCGAGGCGGGCACCGACAAGGTGCCCGACGAATACCTGCTGCAGTGCCATTGGTACGCGGCCCTGGCTAATACAGAGCGCTTTGTGGTGGTCGCCTTCATCGAGGGCGACTTGCGGGTGTATGAAATCCCCCGCGACAAGGAACTTGAGCAGCACTTGGCCGAAATCGCCGCGCGGTTTATGCGCGACCATGTTGAGAAGCGCGTGCCCCCGCCGTTGCACGGCTGCGCGCCGGAATCCTTGCGCGCCCTTTTCCCGACCAACCGCACGCCATTGCGGGAGGCCACCCCGGAGGAAGGGGCGCGCATCATGGCCTACGGTGCGGCCAAGACCGCACTTGTCGAGGCCACTGCGCACCATGACCGGCTAAAGGCCGAGCTTGAAGCCGCCATCGGCGACGGCGAGGGGCTTACTTCGCACTTTGGTCGCGTCACGTGGAAGTCGAACAAACCGAGCCGCGTAACGGACTGGCAGGCAACCGCAATCGCCGCCAACGCGCCCCAGGAGCTAATCACCAAGCACACGACAACGAAGCCGGGCGCTCGTGTGTTTCGTTTCGCCCCGGCAAAGGAACAGTAGTCATGGCAGACACAGAACTCGCCGTATCGAAGCTGATTGACCAGTACCGCAGCCAGTTTGAGGCGGCATTGCCGCGCCACATGCGGATTGACCACTTCATGCGGTGCTCGCTGACCTACATCAAAAAGAACCCCGCCGTGGGGAAGTGCACGCCGGTCAGCATCTGCAAGTCGCTGATGGATGCCGCACAGCTTGGCCTCGCGCCCGATGGGCTTCTTGGCAGCGCCTACCTCGTGCCGTTCAACAACAAGGTCAAGGGCGACGGCGGCGAGCGCTGGGAAATGACCTGCCAGTTGATCCCCGGGTACCGCGGGTTGATCGACCTGGCCCGGCGTTCGGGTGAAATTCTCGACATCCAAGCCCGGCCCGTTCTTCGCGGTGAAGAGTTCTCGATTGATTGGGGCCGCAACCCGCCCCTGTCGCACCGGCCCGACCTCGACGCCAACCCGGCAGAAGACGGCGGCAAGAACGTGCGCGGGGTGTACGCCATCGCGTTCTTCAAGGATGGCAGCCAGCACGCGGAATACATGAGCCGCGCCGAGATCGAGGGCATCCAGCGCCGCAGCAAGGCCAACGGCAAGGGCTTCTCGCCCTGGCAGTCCGACTGGACAGAAATGGCCCGCAAGACCGCCGTCAAGCGCCTTGCCAAGTACCTGCCGATGTCGCCGGAACTGTCTCGCGCCATCGAGCTTGACAACAACGCCACGGAAGTTGTGCAGCACATTGAAGTGTCCGAAGCGGCGCCGGCCACGCGCACAGAAGCCCTGAAGCATCGCCTGACCCACCAGCCGACAGAGCCGGTAGCGGACATCTACGCCGAGAGCGCCGACGCCGAGCAGCCCGCGATGGCAGAGCCGGAGCCTGAAGAAGCCCCGGCCCCGGTCGCGTCCAAGAAGGTCCGCAAACAGGCCGCGCCCGAGCCAACCACGGAAACCGCGCCGGCGACAGCGCCGAAGTTCACCTACGGCGAGCGCCTGGAGATCGTGCTGGGCGAGGCCGGGTACGACGGCCCGATGAGCCGCAAGCGCATGGCCGAGCAGCAGAAGATTGACGACTCGCACCTCGTTGACGCGATGGCGGGCAAGTGCGTGTTGACCGAGGTCGAGCTTACCAAGCTTGAAGCCGCCGGCGTGAACGTGAAGGACTTGAAGTAGTTGCTTGACGCGCCTCATTGGCGTGATACTGTGGGGGAGTTCCTTGACCGGGAATCTGCTAACCTTAGACGTTCGGCGGCAAACCCGCCATCATTGCAGGGCCAGCAACATCCCGGTCAAGGATGCTGGCCCTGTTGCTTTTCCCATGTGGCGTGCCACCTCTGGCGACTTGCACGGGCTACGTTCATTGACAACGGGCATCACGCGCATATCTGTAGCAAGTGAAGACGAACACCCGACCGCAGTTGACCGGGACAACCTGAGCGCCCTCTGTGCGACGTTCAGGCCAACACCGGCAGGGTATGAGCCACGGGATGCGAATCTGGGCGTCTTGGCGTTTGCCAGCAGCGGGCAGCCAAGCGGTGACAACGTGACCTACCGAAAGGCCCAGGCACATGAGGCGTCAGGCGCATACGGCGACTTGACGAATTGGAGTTTGGCTGCGCGTGTGATGCCCTTCATAGCTTCTGGTTGGCGGCGCTTGATTGTGCCTGCCATCGAACAGGCGTCAGACGCTCCGGCCCTTGTCCGAATTGGAGTTTGTCCATGAACGGCGAGGACAAGCCGAATGAGCTAAGGACAGACCAGAAGTTTGCAAGGTGGATGCTCCCGCAGATTGCAGACGCGAAGGCTGGTTACGAAGGCAGGCTTTGCATGATGTTCAACACCCTCAAGCTGCAATGGTCGGTGGATCAGATTCGGGCGGTGTCGAAGATTGCGAAGCGGCAGACGTTCAACACGGTGGATCACCTGAATGGCTGGTTTGTGAACGCGCTGCGCAACTTGGAGAAGGGGCGCGCGCTGGATGATGACTGGAAGGTGGTGGCGCGGAACAGACTCGCGCCGCCCGACGAAACGGGATTTCGTGACCTGGTGCCGGTGTGGTTCGCAGTGAACAGGAAGGGTGTTGAGCGCGGCCCGTTTGCGACACGGGTTGAGGCCGAGAAAGCAGGCGAGTTACCATGAAGTCCCTTGCCGACGAACCGGGCCCGCACAGCAGCATGACCGACGCGGAACTGTTCGCCCGGATTGAGCGCGAGGACTTTTGCCAGACGCCGGGGCTTGAGACGGAATACTCACTGAGGCTGTGGTGGCACGAATACTTGATGCGGACTGGGCAGTAGACGAGAAAGCGGGCAAGGCGTGAACCCGACGATCATCAAGGCATCCAACGGCTGCACGGCGACCCTGTATTGCGGGGACTGCCTCGAGGTCCTGCCGACGTTGGGCAAGGTTGATTGCGTGATTACTGACCCGCCGTGGGGTATTGGCAAGGGCAGCGGCACCACTTCGCTTGAACGCGGCAAGGCGCTTTACGAATCGGCAGCCTTTGAGGATTGCGAACAGCACGTGCTTGATGTGTGTGTACCCGCGTTTGTTTCAGCACTCGCGCTTGCAGATGGGCGCGGGTTGATTACGCCCGGAGTGCGTTGTATGTGGCTCTACCCCCGCCCACGGCACGTGGGCGGGTTCTACCAGCCAGCCGCTGTTGGAATGTCGCCTTGGGGTTTTGCTGGTTTCAACCCTGTGCTGTTTTATGGCAAAGACCCGCGTGACGGGAAAGGCCAATCATCAGTCATGACTACGCTGACGGCGCGGCCAAGCAACGACGAGCATCCCTGTGCCAAGCCCGATAAGGCGATGGATTGGATGGTGCAGAAGGGTGCGCTCCAAGGCCACACCATCCTCGACCCCTTTATGGGCAGCGGCACAACAGGTGTAGCGGCCCTGCGTCACGGCTGCAACTTCATCGGCATCGAAATCGAGCCAAAGTATTTCGAGATCGCCAAGCGCCGCATCCTGGCCGAACTGGCGCAGAAGAAGATGGCGTTCGCGGAGGCGTCCAAGTGACCGGCGTTTGACAGGGCTGGATTTATCGGGTATGGTGGGATCTGCGAGGAAGTCCCATGTTGACCACCGAAACAACCGCCGCATTGCCGCCATCGGGCTTCCTCGCAGATTCCCAAGGGCGCGGTGCGGCGGATTGTCTTTTCATCGGGCGGGCCAATGGGTAGGGCTGTGAAGGTTCCAAGAGCGAGCAAGGCGTGAATCCCACGATCATCAAGGCGTCCAACGGCTGCACGGCGACCCTGTATTGCGGGGACTGCCTCGAAATCCTGCCTACGCTGGGCAAGGTGGATGCGGTAATTACTGATCCGCCGTATGGGATCGCGCACCCCACCAACTACGCGAGTCGCGGGCGTGGCAAGTTGGCGGGCTGCAGGGATTGGGGAACGCCAGTCTGGAGTAACCCGCACAGCAATGATTACCCCATGATCGCGGGCGATGGCGAGCCGTTCAACCCGGCGCCATGGCTTGCCCTTGGTGTGCCGACCTGTCTGTGGGGTGGCAACCACTTCGCAGGCAGGCTCCCCGACTCAGGCGGCTGGCTGGTGTGGGACAAAGAGCGCCCCGACTCGCTCGACCAAGCGACCTGTGAACTGGCTTGGACCAACTTCGTAAAGGGCGTCCGCAGGTTCCGCCACCTGTGGAATGGGATGATGCGCGCCAGTGAGCACGGCGAGAACTACCACCCGACACAAAAGCCCGTCGCTCTCTATTCGTGGGTGCTCAGCCTGCCGTGGGCTCCGAGGGGCATGGTGCTCGACCCGTATATGGGCAGCGGCCCGTGCGGAGTAGCCGCCTTGCGCTCCGGTCGCAGCTACATCGGGATCGAACTGTCGGCGGATTACTTCGAGATCGCCAAGCGCCGGATCGCCGCCGAGGCTGCACAGCACAAGCTGGCCTTCACGGAGGCCGCCAAGTGAAACGCTCCCCCAAGGTCAAACGTGCCGCCTTGAAGGCCGCCAACGGATGTTGCCAGCAATGCCATTGGCCGGCTGAGTTAGCCATTCAGACCTACATGGCCGAGGACGGCATGAGCCGCCAACAGGCGATTGCGGCCATCTGCGAGCTGAAGGGCTGGGGCGCGCTGGCGAGTCTGCTGTGCGTTGACCACCGTGTCGCTTTGGCCCTGGGCGGCAAGGATGAAGTCGAGAACACGCAAGTTCTCTGTCACGCCTGCCATCAGGCCAAGCGGGACCAGACGAGGATTGCCAAGTGCCGCCGGGTCGGGAAACGCCGGGCGGATTTTGAGGCGCGGATGGCGGAGAAAGCCGGGAGAGGATGAACATGCGAACCAAAATGTTTGTGATTGACGACGGGGCGCGGCACACGATCTGCGCCCGCGACACGGCCAGCGCCTACGCCGAGTACGTCCGTGTTCTTGTGGACACCGATGGCGACTGGCCTGACGAATGGCCGACAAACACCGAAGTGCCTGACGACGAAGAGGTCACGATTGATTTGCAGCTCGACCTTTACAGCAAGGCCGCCATCGACAGTGAAGTCAAAGGCAACCTGTCTGAATCAATGTTCAAGAAGCCGACCCTACGCGCCCGCGAATGGTGCGAGCTTGTCGGCGAACGCTACTTGGCGTGTTCGGAATACTAGCCCACACGGGCTGAGAAAGCGGGGAGACCAGAATGACAGACCACCTAAAGACCCTGCGTGAGCTTGTGACGAAGCTTGCCAACGTGTCGGGTGAAACCGAGTTGGTAATCGGTTACGCCAAAGCCGCCGAAGCCCGGCCCGCGCTGGCCGCCATGCTTCGGGTTGTCGAGGCGGCGAAGGGAGTTTCTACTGCCTGCCGATTGGCTTGTGACGCCAAGGGCGAGCCTAACGCTATTGATGGTTGGTATCAGGCGCAGGCAATCCTCGACGCCGCCCTGCGCGACCTGGAACCCAAGGAGGCCGAAGATGCCGAGTAAGCGAAAGCCCGTGGTAAGGGCGTGGCGGTTCCTTTCGGCCTTTGGGCGCGTCTGGCTGCTGCAAGCGGGCCATAGGTGCTATTGGCGGGTTGAAGGCCAAGACTGGAGGTGGCACCGCAAGGAGTGGCACGACAAGGCCGTCGCCTGTGGCGACTACAGCCCGTTGCGCCCGTCCGAAGCCAAGCGTCTCAACGCAGCCCGCAAGCGGGCGATGGGGAGGAAGCCGTGACCTGTTACGAAAAGATGACCGCCCAAGAACTCCACGACCTCGTGACGCGGCTTGAGGCGCATGGGTTCAAGGTGCCGGAAGACTTGGCACTCAGCTTGAACCATTGGTGGTACAGGTTGCCGATGTGCCCGGCCAGTGCCGCCGCCGCGATCATCGAAGTCGCCGCGCGGGATTGGTGGCTGGGGAAGAACGACCGACATCTTGTTGGTTCAGACCACGATGGGGCGTGGGCGCGAAACGCAGTAGGAGACTCATTTGAAGGCCCGACCCCACTCCACGCAATCGTCGCGGCTGTGGAAGCCAAGGAGGGAAAGTGACCGACCGATGCGAAATCTGCGGGCGCTTTGTGTCTTGGGAGCACGGCGACGCCCGGAGCTTCATGGTCACGCCGGACACACACTTCACAGTCGAGACCTACGAGGTGCTTCACGAAAGCTGCCTGCGCCGCGAAGAACGTCGCGAGCGGGCCTACAAGGCGGCGTGCGCCCGGCTGGAGGCTTCCAAGTGACCGCCCGCCTAACAACCCAGCAGGCCATGCAGATTCCGGCGATTGCGAGGGCGATGGCGCGCAAGGGCCAGGTGGTGCCCGACGATACAGGGACGCTCACGATTCAAGTGCCCGTGCCGCCAAGCACCAATACAGCCTACGCGACGGTACACGGGCGGCGCGTGCTGACGCGGGAAGGCCGGGAATACAAGGCGTCCGTGACGGCCAGGATTGCACGGTGGCCCAAGCCGCGATGGTTGACCATGAGCATCACGATCACCATGCCCCTGATGTTCAAGAACGGCACGGTGCGCCAGTTCGACGCGAGCAACAGGATCAAGCTGCTTGAGGACGCGGTATGTGAGGGCCTGGGCATTGACGACCGTTGGGTACGCAGGCTGGTGGTTGAGAAGGTCGAAGGCGATTGGGGATGCTTGGTCACTGTGACCGGCGCGACGGATGGGTTCTAGCTACTTGGAGGACAGGAAGATGGCAAAGAAAGCGCCAGAGATTGACGTGAAAACGCGAAAGCAACTCTACACGGGTAGCCGTGGGCGCGGGATAGCACGCCACTACTTGAGGATCAAGCATGACGGAATGGTGCTGTTGGAAGTCGAGTGCGATAAGGGCTCGGCTACCGACAGAAACCTGTTGCGGCTAATCGCCGATGCCAACCGTGGCGCGGCGTAATTGGCGAGCCAGGCATTGAAGGCAATCGAAGCGGCACGGGCCGCGAGGGGGATGGGATGAAAGCGAAAGCATGGGAACTGCTGCGCGCTCGCCGCAAAGAGTTGCGCTACAAGCTGGCGGACGTGGCGAGGTACGCCGGGGTCAGCGTGTCCACTGTCAGTGACGCGGAGCATGGGCGCATAAACGCCAGTGCAGAAGCAACGAAGGGTGCCGCCAAGTTCCTGTTTCGGGGCGATCCGCACAGCATCCAGCGGGTGTTGATGGCGTGGGTTGTTGAGCGAACGGGGCTCACTGAGGCTGACTTGAGGCCCACTCCGGCCAACGCATAGGCGGCCCGCGTTCCTCAGTCGCGGACATAACCTAGCCGCGATAGCCGGGTGTTCCGGCAAGCGGGCCGCTGGGGAGTTTTGGAAGTGATGGAGAATGAAGATGGCCGGTGCAATCAAAGTAGACCAGCTTGACGCTGCTGTGCTGAACGCGATGGCCGCTGGCGAAACCGTCTATGAAGAACGCGGCGCGTACACAATCGAAGTATGGGCGACTGTGCACATGCTTGTGCGCAAGGTGTGGCGCGTGCGGGTTGTTGGTTCGCCTTGGCAGAACTGTTCAACCACACGTAGTGCGATGAGAGCCGTGCGCGCGGCGCGCGACGTAACACTAGACCGCGACTAACCAGCAAAGGGAACTTGGCGGCGAACAGCGCGCGTGCTGACCGGGCCCTTGATGGGGACGGCTGGACAATCCAGCCCGCCAAGTTCCTGATGCACCAAGGAGAATGAAGATGAAAACGAAGATTGATGACGGTGGCCCGGCGTTCCCGATTGCTTATCCAGTGGTGGATGGACAGCCCGGCGGTGGCAACGACGGCATGACGCTCCGCGGCTACTTCGCGGCCAAGGCGCTGCCAGAGGTGCTAACTATCCGATCCGACGCTCTCAATGCGCTCTCCACTGACGAAAAGATGAAGAAGATCGGAGAGCTCGCGTACCTGATCGCCGACGCCATGCTCGCCGCACGCAAAGGAGAATGAAAGATGCCTGATGAAACTGTGAAACCAGACGACCCCAATGACTCGGCAGAAACGCTGCGGATCATGGCTGACCTCGAACGCTACGCCGACATGCACGCGCCGACGTTGTCGGATAGCGCCGACGTGATGGATGAAGCGCGCCACCGTCTCGCGGTGCTGCAACAAGCCTGCAACGCCTACCCCGCCCTTCGCGCCCGCGTGGCTGCGTTGGAGGCCGAGAACGCCAGAATGCGGGCGGTGCTGGCGGACGGCATCGACACGATCACGTTGCATGCTCATGCAGTTGACGGGGTAATGACCGTCAACTTCACCGAAGCGCAACAGTGGGCCGAGCGAGCAGTCCGCGCCCTTTCCCCCAAGGAGCCACAATGAGCAAGGAACTTGAAGACCTTCGGGGCTTGATCGACGAATGCGAAGGCTGCGATATGAGTGCCACGGCGCGCAGGCTGCGGCCCATCCTAGCCCGCCTTGAGGCTGCGGAACGGGTGTGCGAGAGCATCGCTGACCGCGTGGATGCCGCGTTGGAACTCGACGCCCTCGAAGGGTCGTCGTCATGGTCACCAGCGCGATGGGACCGAGCGAACCAGCGGGCCGGTGAGATTGAAGCCGCATTGGCCGAGCGCCTCGCCGCCTACCGCGACCTGGACGCGCCGAAACAGGAGAAGGCATGAACACTGAGACGGACAAGAATAAGTGCCAACACTGCGGCGCGAAGGTGCCCGAAGGGCTGCATCCGTGCCCTTACGCGGAAGAAATACACTGTGACGATACGCCATGCTGCAACTGTTGCGATGCCTGCGCGCATGAGTGCGCAATGGAAATCTAGGAACGCAAAGGAGACCCCATGAACCTCACAGTCAACGACTACAAGATAACCCTCGGCCCCCGCGCCCTGGCCCACGTCGAGACCATGAAGTCCCCGTACTTCGAGGACGCCGCCAAGGTCTACGCGCAGAACGAACTGGAACGCTGGTGCGCGGGCGGCAAGGTTGGCCCGGACGTAACCATCAGCGGCCCGGAGCGGTTTGTGCCGCGCTATAATGAACTGGGCCTCCCGATGATGCCAAAGGCAGGGGCGGAAGCCTGCGAGCGGGCGGAAAGGGAAACTGGCTCCACGGAGCCTTTGCCCGTGGCGAGCGCCGCCCCTGTTGATTCGGAGTGGCCGAAGTTCAAGCATTACAAAAAGGCGATGCTTGACGGGTCGGACACGCTCGCGGTCATGTTGTCCGAGACCGATGGCGGGGTGTTGTACCGCCGAGGCGGGAAAATCACACAAGGCTTCACATGGGCATCCCGTACCCACGGCAACGAAATCAAGCTCCCCGAAGCCCTCGCCTTCCTCCGCGCCAACGGTCACGCCAAGGTCGCGGATGAACTTGAACGCCAAGCGCCCCCGGAGCACGGGCTGCAGGTGTGGCGGGACGAATCCGGCACTCTATGCGTAGTCCACGATGGCGTAGTGGCCGCCCTGACAATCCGCACAGGCGTCTGGACCAAGACGTGCTTCGCGTTTGACGTTGAAGGGGTCACCCGTCTCGTCGGCCCCGAAGCCGACGCGGCGATCAAGGAAGCCAAAAAACAAGGGGTGATCTAATGGGATACTCGCACGCCAGTACCTGTTGCTGCCCGCAATGCCGCCCAAAGCCACCCGAGCCACCGGAACCACTCGTTGAAGTGGAACCTCCGCACGTCAGCGAACTTTACGCCGCCCTCGCGGCCAAGAACGCCAAGATCGCCCGGCTGCGCGAGGAACTTGGGGAAGCGCTGAAGGTGATTGAGGAACTAGCCGACGTGTTGCATTCGGTGCACGAAAACACGGCGGCAGATTTCCTAGACTCGGTCGAATCAAAAGCCCGCGCGTTCCTGGCGCGCAAGGAGACCAAAAGGACTCGCCCGAGTACCAACGCATCCTTGCGTCGTGGATGAAGTGGCGCGAACAATCCTTCCCCAATCCTTGACAAGCCCCCGTTTCTCGAATACTTCTGTCCGATAAGGACACGGGTTGCCAACGGCAACCTGCGTGTCCCTGCGGGCTACCTGCCCGCGAGAAGTTGAGCGATACTCCCGCCCCATGAACAAGCCCCGGCTCAAGATCATCAAAGGCCAGGCCCGCAGGCCCGCCCCAAAGCGCAAGCCCAAGCCCCGCGTCAACGTCGTTCGTGTCCTTCAACCCGGCGGCACTCAGCGCACGGCCGTCCGCATCGGCGGCGAAGAGGAATAGTAAACCTCCGGCTTTACTTAGTACCCGTGCGCGGTGTAGGCTTGGGGTATGGCCCGCAAGCCGAAAGCCCAGCCTGCCAAGGTTCCCGCCAAGATGGGAAGGCCCACGAAGTACACGCCAGAGCTTGTCGCCAACATCTGCGAACGCATAGCCAATGGCGAAACGCTCCGGGCAATCTGTGACGAAGATGGCATGCCAGCCCGCAAGAACGTGATTGCGTGGCTGAGCCTGTATCCAGAGTTTCGTAACCAGTATGCGCGCGCGCGTGAAGATCAGGCCGACTCGTTGGCCGAGGAAATCATCGTCAAGGCCCGCAACGCCACGTCCGAAGACGCGCAGGCCGTGCGTGTCCAGGTTGACGCATTGAAGTGGGCCGCTGGCAAACTCAAGCCCAAGGTCTACGGTGAGAAGGTCACCCAAGAGCACACGGGCGCGGATGGCGGCCCGATCCGCGCAAGCGTTGACCTGTCGAACGTGCCGCTGGCTGTGCTCAAGTCCCTGCTGACCGATGACGACGACGCTCCCGAAGATACCTAAGCGCGAAGTCCGCGCCGAGCTTGCCCGCCGCGACCTTGAATGGTTCGTGCGCTGGACGTTCCCCGGCTATCAATGGTCGTGGCATCACCTGCGCGTGTGCAACGAACTCATGGCGTGGGCACGGGGCGAGTCGCAGAACCTTGTGCTCAAGATGCCCCCGGCGCATGGCAAGTCCGAACTGGTATCGCGCCGCTTGCCCGCGTGGCTGTTGAGCGCGTTCCCTGGCTGCCACGTCATGCAATCCAGCTACAGCGCCGACAGTGCCGAGGGTTTCGGGGCCGACGTGCGTGGGATCATGCGCGACGAACCGTACACGCGCCTGTTCGGTGACCAGTTCCGCCCGTGGCTCAAGAACGCCGCCGATCAGTTCCGGCTCGCCAACGGGTCGCGGTACTACTGCGAGGGCGTCAATGGCGGCCTGATCGGCAAGCACTTCACGTTCGGGATCATTGACGACCCGATCCGCACCGCTGAGGCCGCGTACAGCCCCACCCAACGCGATAGCCTGTGGCACTGGTACACGTCGGTGTGGTCAAACCGGCTGCTGACAGACAAGGCCAAGCAGTTGATCGTCATGCACCAGTGGCACGACGACGACATGCTGGGCCGGTTGCTCAAGTCCGAGGGCGACCGCTGGCGCGTGGTGAACCTGCAGGCGATTGCGACCGCCGACGAGCTGCCGCACCGGCTGCAAGGTCAACCCCTGTGGCCCGAGCGGTTCGGCATGGAGTTCCTTGAGGCCCAGCGCCAGCGTAACCCGCACGACTTCCAAGCCAAGTACCAAGGCTCGCCCGTGGCCGAGGGCGGCGGCATGTTCAAACGCCAATGGTTCCGCTACGCCGAAAAGAACGGGTCACCCGACCTGTACAAGCTGGGCGAGCATGGCTGGCGCAACGTCCAGGGCGCACGCAGGTTCCTGACGGTTGACCTTGCGACCAGCACCAAAGAGACCGGCGACTACACCGTTATCATGGCCTGGGCAATGTGGGGCGAGCTGCTGCTATTGCTCGACGTGATGCGCGAGCGGCTTGAAGGCCCGGACATCCTGCCGCAGATTGCCCTGATGCTGAATCGGCACCGGGCAGGCGACGCGTGGATTGAGAAGATCGGCTTCCAGACCAGCCTGATTCAGGACGGCGCGCGCAAGGGCTTGCCTGTGCGTGAGCTTCGCCCGGACAAGGACAAGGCCACCCGCGCGGCCCCGATGGCGGCGGCAATGGCAAACGGCAAGGTGTTCTTCGCGCCCGGTGCATGGAACGGCGCGCTTGAGGCCGAGCTGCTCAGCTTCCCGGCCGGCGGACACGACGACCAGGTTGACGCCTTTGCCTACGGTGAGCGTGTGCGGCATGAGGCCGCAGGCTGGGGTGTCACGAGAACGGCGCTTTACTAAAGACGCAGCTTTACAAACTTTCTCAAGAGAACGCTTGACCAATGTCAAGCGAAAAAACTACCATGACCCCGGCGCCGAAGACGCCGACTCAGCGAACAACTGAGGCGGGTCTTCGGCCCGCTTTCATATACCGAGTCGGCGTCA